GAGATTGCCTGTATGACATCTATGTACTCTACTAGGGATGCATTTGAACTCTATAGTTACTACATGGCAATCAAGAAACACTTCACATCAACATATGACTTTGTGAAGTATGGCGGTAAGATGAGGCTTACCGTCGATGGGTTTGAAAATAGAAAAGACAAGTTCTTTTTCTATAAACTATCTAAGAGAAAAGATGCTAAAGATTTTATTCTAGCGAATATATTGAAGAAGCCTGATCTCTGGATTGGCAACTTAATAGACAGTCACGAAGCAGATGAAGTCTATACAGAGTGGTCAAAAAGGCAACAGTCATTGTCGTATGTTTTTCGTAATGAACTTGATGAGTTAGACGATGACTTCAATGCCAACATTATTGTAAACGATGGAGCATATCCAAAGCTACTATCACTTTACAATAAAAGAAGAGTATCCCTTGAGACATTGGTTATACTAGATGATCTGACTGGATGCTTTAAGTATTGGGAGAAAAATATTCGTGACACCATAGTTTTTCCTGATATAAATAAGACTGTTAATAACTATAAACCTTTTATAGAATATGATAAAGTGAAAATGAAGAAAATAGTTCTTGACAAATACAGCAATACCTAGTATAATACAACGCATACGAGAAGTACTAAAATCGTAAATACAACGCAAATATGGAGAACATAATATGTCTTTTGCATCATTAAAGAAAAACCGTACGAACTCTTTTGATAAGTTGAACTCTCAACTACAATCAATGTCAAATCAAAAAATGTCCAAAGGTGACGACAACTACTGGAAACCAGAAGTCGATAAAGCTGGCAATGGCTACGCTGTACTTCGATTCCTACCTGCATCAGAAGGTGAAGATATGCCTTTTGTTCGCTATTGGGATCATGGCTTTCAAGGACCAGGTGGTTGGTACATCGAGAAGTCTCTAACAACTCTAAGTCAAGACGATCCAGTATCTGAGTATAACTCTCAGTTGTGGAACTCTGGTCACGATGAAGACAAAGAGATTGCTCGTAAACAGAAACGCCGTCTTAGCTATGTTGCTAATGTAATGGTCGTATCTGACCCATCAAATCCTTCTCGTGAAGGTCAAGTTTATTTGTATAAATTTGGTAAGAAAATCTTCGACAAACTGAACGATGCTATGAATCCTCAGTTCGCTGACGAAGATCCAATCAACCCATTCGACTTTTGGGAAGGTGCTGACTTCAAACTAAAGATTCGTCAAGTAGAAGGCTATCGCAACTACGACAAGTCTGAGTTTGCTTCACCTGCTCCAATCGCTTCCTCAGAAGGTGAATTGTCTGACGAAGATATGGAAGCAGTATGGAATAAGCAACATTCCCTTCAAGAAATTGTTGATCCTAAAAACTTCAAGTCCTATGCTGAACTGAAAGCAAAATTGCATAAGGTTCTCCAACTTGATGGCAGTACACACGCACCCAGCCCTACTGCCGAGGACAGCAATGCGGGGATGGAGTTTCAGCCAAACTTTAAAGAGCGATCTGCACCAGCAGTTGCTCAGGCTGAAGCCCCATCCTCAACCACATCAGAGTCAACGGATGACTCTCTTGATTTCTTCAAGAGTTTAGCGGAAGACTAAGGTGATTGGTCAAAACTCAATCTAGGGTTTATGGGGTGCAAGGATGCGCCCCTTTTTTTGTCTATAAAATAGCGAGAGGTTTATATGCAAATTAGCGACCGTTTGAAAGATTATTTTAACAGAAAGAAATCGAAATCGTCTGATAAGAATCATACAAGATATCGCAACGATATCTGTAATCACTGGGACTTAGACTATGTTTCAGTAGAAGAACTTGAAGAACTTCTCAAGCAAGACGATGTAGAAACTACACTGACTCGCAAGAAAAGAGATATTGATTAGAAGCCTTGAGGAACAGGTAAATGCGGTGCGTTACTTAGTGAACTATTAGAACCGTTTACTATGTTAAATGTAGTACTTGATCCACCAACATTTGTTTGATTGTTTGTATTGCCACCAACGAGTGCATTATTGATCATATTCTGCATTGAAGAATCGATAAATCCACCTGAAGGAGTTGTCATTTTTTCTGTTTGTGCTTCTAGACCAGCTTCTGCGGCTGGTGTAATATTAGGAGTTCCTGTAGTACCAGTCGATTTAGCGGCCAAAGCATCTAGTTGTCCCATCGCTTGATCAGGAGTTATTCCTTTGGCTCTATTTTTCGCAGCCTGTCTTTGCGCTCTTCTTTTTGCTCCAGCATTTCCTTTAAATTTATCTGCATCAAGGTCTTGACCACTTAGTAAAGAACCAGTAATCATCTCAATAAGTTTTTCACCGCCTAGAGCACCTGCAGTACCACCTAAGAACAATCCAATTGCACTACCAACTCCAGGGAATATAGCAGTACCTAATGCGCTACCACCTAATGCACCAATAGCAAAGCCACCTGCGGCACCTAGAACTCCAGACAACTGTTTCTTAACTTCATCTTCTGGTGCATCATTATAGATTGCCATCGCTACATCGAATAAAGATGGTAAGATTGCTAATGCTCCACCTTTCAAGAATTTAAAGAACTTAGCATATTTTGCTAATTTTGCCGCTCTCTTTTGAGCCTTCATTGCTTTTTCAAGATCAGCAACAGAGGTAAATCTTCCTGTAGTTGCGTTAACAACTCTACCAGCACTGTTTACTCTCATTCCAGTTGGAACTGTTCTACCTGCTTGACCAGTAACTCCTGTTGCGGCATTTGTTGTTAATGCCCTCTGAGCGGCAGCCGCTTGACCAAATTGATTCGCTCCTTGTACAGTACTTCTGACTAATCCAGGTACAGTCTTTGTAACTAGTCTAGGAACTGCAAGACCTAAAGCACCAGACATTGCCAGACCTAGGGACTTTTGCTGTTCCGGAGTTAGTCCAGTCTTTTCGAGATACTTATTGTTCTCCATGTCTTTGAATACTTCATTAAAGACACCCATGAAGAAACCAGGTATTATAAGTCTCTTGTTAATGAACCCACCGATTAGGGCAAACAGTCCACCTTTACCTACGCTTCTTTCAATTAACGATTTTTGATCTTTTTTGCCGTCAGGATCACTACTTGGGAAAAGAGATTCTTTGATGTCATCAATCATGCTACCAAGAAATCCGTCAAGGAATGGTAGCAATGCGGCCGCTATTCCTAGCTTCTTGGCCATCTTCAGTTTGCCACCCTCGGCGGCTACAGCACCCTTAACTCCGGCAAATAATCCTGATCCTTTCTTGCCATCTTCTTCAGTTACGCTCTCTTTCTTAGCATCACGAGCGGCTTTTTTTCTTGCCTCTTCATCATCTTCGTTAGCTTCGCTTTGATCCGTTTTGATATCCGTTAGAACGCCAGTTTGTTCGGCCATAGTAGTGCCTATGGCACCTAAAAGGGCCATCATCTCTTGATGACGGGCTTCTTCTGTTGCGGGGTCTCTATCAGCCATTTGTTTTTATTTTCCGAACCATTGATCGATTAAATTCTTTCCGTAGTACAATATGCCCAACCAAACTGTGAACATTATACCATCGAAATATGATAAGTTATTCCATGCTTCTAGTGGTGCTTCCATAATCTACTCCTATTTCTTCTTGCCGAAGTTCTGTGTGCCAAAGAATGCGGCTACGATACCAGCAACAGCAACAAAGTATGTTGGTGCCATATCGCCTAATGTTTTCTGTGCTTGATCTAGACCTACAAGAGATGCTAGAACAACAGCGAATGGGTATAACAACAAACCACCAAGAGCAAACCATGTCATGTTGCGCTGTGCATCACGCATAGCATCTGCATCTTCTAATTCTTTGCGCCTAAACTCAAGATATAACTGCTCTTCGTCTTTAGACACCTTTCCATCACCGTTTGTATCAGCAGGGTGAAACACTTCTGCTTTTGTTTCTTCACTCATCATTTACTCCGTTATTGTTGTTTTTTACTTTGCTCATCAATGAACTCGACTAACATTTCAGCGTATAAATCTCTCTCAAAAGGCAAAATATTTTCTAAGTCGCTTATACTGTATTTATGATGTTGAGCCATTGAG